CGCAAGAATAAAAAAGCAACGATTGAAGAAGTTGCTGATTTCCGAATAACTGCCTAGTACCGATAAATTGCCTAGTCAGTTCGTGGAGGTCGGATTTTTATCCGTCTATCGTGGAGGGCAAAAGCCCTCCGCTCTCCACCCATTTCCATTTCCCATTACTTAGGACTACTGTTTATATAGTATATAAGGATAGTTGCACGGGGGGTGGGAGTTGGTGGTCGTGTCAACAAAAAAGTTTTCGATTGTTCTTGATTATAAAATAGAATGGGAGTAATAAGTTAATCAGAAAGG